TTACCACGGTTCCTACTATTACTGGAGTATACAACTCAGGTACTGGGGCATTCACTATCACAGGTGCGGCTGCAGATGCTGGAGTCGCTGTATACTTCTATCTCGCACAGCCAATCATGGGTCTATGGACATTCGAAACTCCCAATATAAACAATGAAGTTCTTTGGGCATTCGATACAAGATACGCCTATGAGTTCACAAATGGAAGATGGGAACGCAAGGCAGCTGCACTTGCTGTAGGTGATTCGACTTGGACGGGCAATAATGCACAGTTCTTTTGGGGAACTAACTACCGAGCGGCCGGCCAGACATTTAATAATTTTTATGTAACTAACTACGTAGAAGCTGACGGGCTTAGATACTGGTCAAATCCGCCAGCCCCAGCAGTTCAAGAATGGGTTAAATTCACTGCGCTTCGCTTGAGAGGAGCAACACAGGTACTCGTAACATGCCGCATTGTTATTGGATATAAAGGGCGCTTGTTGTTGATGGCCACGAAAGAACGCGATACGGTAACCGGTGTAGTATCAAGCTTTCCTAATCGCATACGCATATCAGGCACTGATCCAGTAACTATAGCCAATCAAGCAACCGCGTTTGATACAACAGAGAAATTGCCTGCGTTTATTACTCTTCCAACATCAGAAGAGATTATATCTGTTGGGTTCATCAAAGATAGGCTTATAGTATATTGCGAAAACTCAACGTGGCTTCTTGGCTTTACAGGGAATGACTTAGAGCCATTCAAGATAGCCCAACTAAATAATGAACTCGGCGTAGAAAGCCAGTTCTCAGTTGTTGAATTTGACCGTGCGGCAATCGGTGTAGGTAACGTCGGAATCCATGCTACAAATGGCGTCAACGTGACCCGTATAGACGAAAAGATCAATAGCGAAGTATTCACGATACGTAATACTGACGATGGAGTTATGCGTGTCCAAGGGATTCGAGACTATCAAAAGAATCTCATTCTATGGAGTTTCCCAACCGTAACATCGATAGATGTATGGCCAGACAAAGTCCTTGTTTACAACAAAGACTCAGGGGCTTGGTCATTCTATGATGACTCTATAACTGCATTTGGATTCTTCCAGGACAATCGCGATCTTCAATGGCAAGATTTAAATTTACCATGGGCCGATGCTAACTTTGCTTGGCAAGATGCCGCAGTACAAGAAGGATATCGCCTCATTGCAGCAGGTAATCAACAAGGCTACGTTATGCTCATGTCCGAGGTTAATACACTCGCACAGGCCTTATTCATCACAAATATAAACAACGCTAACCCATTATTGCCTATACTTAGAGTGCTCAATCATAATCTAAAAGATGCATCATATATCTTGATAGATAATTGCCTACCAGCAGGCTTGAACATTAACGGTCGCATCTACCAGGTGTTACGCATTGATGCGAATACTTTTTCAATTGCCAATCTGTTGGGTGCTGCAGGAGTATATATCGGGGGAGGCACCATTCAGCTTGTCCCCAACATCTCTATGCTATCCAAACAATACAATTTCTTCCAAGGCAATGACCGCAATGTGGCCATATCTGAGGTAGATCTACAGATAGAACGCGGTACTCCAAATGGCACGATAACAGTAGACTACTTTACCGACTCGTCCAACGCATCATTGGTTGCTGATGGGCAAGCCTCAGGAGCTATCCTAGGAACCAATCTATTGGATCTTGGACCCTATGCTTCTGTCCCCTATGAAGCAACGCAGGCACGACTCTGGCATGCAGTCTATATGCAGGCAGAAGGTTCATATATACAGATATATATCTACTTCAATGGCACACAAATGCTAGATCAAGCAAGCGTGTTCAGTTCATTTACTTTGCATAGTATGTTGTTTGTTGCATCGCCAACTTCAGCTCGGGTACAATAAAAGAAACGAAAGGGACTCTATGAAAAGATTGTTGATCATGTTGATAAGTGTAGAGGCATGTGCCATGGATACAGAGAATCAACTTACCTCAAATAAACCATCTTCGACTGAGATCATCAGCCAGATATCGTCACTTCTCATTAAATACGATCAAACAGGCAAGGCCGATGACGATCGGTTTCAGGCCTTGGTAGTATCATACTTTAAGCGAGAAAGTCTCGAGATACAGCACGAAATAGAGCCGCACCTCAAAGAAAAACTACGCAACTCAGACTCAGATATCCGACGAATACTCATTGACGATGACGAAAAGGCGCTAAAGATATTGATCCACAGGCTTATTACTGAGTCTGTAGAAGATGCCTTCAAGGGCAAGAACGATCAGTTTGCTGAGCTGAAAGAATTGGCTGATACCAGGCTCAAGAAGGCTAGGCTTGCACTCATAGGTACGATAGCTACGGGAGCAATTGGCGTTCTAGGTACATTCCTCGGGGTGTATTTTGGCCGTGGCTAATCGATTATGTATTCAAGTACTACTTGAACTTTATCGAAGGCATTGAAGATTCCTACGGTGGTTATAATTACTTGTGTTTGTGTAATTCTGTATCGAGCTATATTAGCACCATCATAAAAGTTGAGTGAAAATGATAGTAATGATGTTGAGCTTGTTGCAATAACTCGATGGTTAACAAAGGTAACTTTATTATCGAATACCACGCCGAAATCAGCAAGATTAACCACAGTTGTGCCGTTATTTACGAGACCTGGCATATCAAAGGCAACGCGCACACTAGATCTTAAGGCATTTGCGGGGTCTGCAGGATTGGGAAAGTATTGTTGACCAGATATAGACTTGGTCTTTCCATACTGGCCACTGTCTTTAAGATTTAAATTACTAAGTATATCGTTCGTAGTAAGATATAATTGTACCAGGAACTCTTTGAATTCTTCTGAATCAGTCTCCAATTCCCTGATCTGAGTAGGGTCATATGATTGGGTTAGTGAAAGCAATGTACTGTTGTTTATTTCCATGATTTTCCTTTATATTGCACAGTGACCAATTTTAGGGATAGTATAATAACAAGATAGCAAAAAAGGACTATGATGGCATTCAATTTCAATCCGAATCAGCCCCTTATGGACTTCCAAAACCAACAGCAGCAAAATCTCATGCAGGGTGCTTTCAGTGGTGGCGAACAACAATATCAGCCCCAACAGCAAGCAGCAGCAGCGCCTGTGTCGAAGTTTCAGAAGTTCATGAATGTGCTTGGAGGAGTGGGCACTGGTGCAGCAGCTGGCGGAGGTATGGGAGGGCCTATGGGAGCAGCCATTGGAGCACTTGGCGGAGCAATAGGACCTATATCCAATATCATTCAGCAGCGCTCTCAGGCAAAGGCTATGAGGAAAGAGTTTGGGACTCCAGAAGAGCAGATGATGAACAAGATTCAAGAAGCAATGCTCATGCAAACAATGCAACAACAGAATCCAAACCAACAAGTGTATCAAACGCCTACTCGCAACAAGACACAAGAGGGCATGCAGATGGCTATGATTCCTCGTCTTATGCAAGATCTCTATGGCGGCCAAACATCATTCCAACCAATAGCCGCTGAGGCTCGACGACAGTTCAATGAAGATACTGTTCCGCGGCTTATAGCGCGTGGCTCAGCTGATGGGCTGACTAGTTCAGTTGAAAAAGGTATTACAGCAGGCTCACGACAGCTTGAAAGCGAGCTTGCTGGCCAAGGTGCTAAGTTCCAACAAGAACAAGAAATGGCGCGGCAACGAATACTTCCACAACTTATGCAGCTCGGTCTATCTCCATCGTTTGAGAATATGATTGGCGATGAAGGCACACTCAATTCTCCTCAAACACTAGAAAATATGGGTATGGATTGGGGGAACAAGGGCTTCAATAAGGTACAAGATTGGCTAGGTGGCCCCCAGGAGGCTGCTCCTGTCAGCGACAATATTCGCGCTACCTTTAAAGCCAATCCAGGATTCAGGAAGATGTACAACACCATGGATCCGCAACAGAAAGAACAGTATAGTTCTATTGCTGATCGCGCAGTGAAGCCGAAGCTATTTGGCCAGTTATCGTCTCCTGAGTCTGTACGCATTATGCATTCGCTACTAAGCAGCGCTTCGCCGCTCGTTACATCGCTTGCGACTCGCATTGATAAGATGCCAGACCTCATGAAATTATCACAGGCATTCCAAGACAGGGACACTCCTGAGATATTTAGGTTGAGCCAACTATACAAGATGAATACCAGTACCAAGAAAAGCTCTAGCCGTAAAAAATCTAGTCGCAGGAGGAAATAATGGCAATCAATATGGGTCAAGCATTCTCCCAGGCGCAGGGCGTAGGGAATTTCCTTGGGCAAGTATCACCATTCATACAGCAGATGAGGGCAGAGTATAATAAGCAACCTGATGAGCCTGCCTATGGACCAATTGATAATCCAGCTAAATACACGGAGGCTAATGCTCGGGGCTATTATCCTCAATTCCCTGTACCACTCAACCCAGGCCAACCAGCCCCTGCTGTACCCCAGATGCATCAATCAATGGACCAAGGATTGTATCAAGCGATAATGTCCGGCAGGCAACCTTGGGCAGAAGCCAATCAGCCTCAAGGTGTCCAGAAAACTGGATTGTCGGCAGGATTGCCTACAGGTTCTCCCTATGATCTCAATCGCATATTGCAATCGCTCGGCAACCCTGAATCCGCATTCCCATCAGGTCAAGAGCAAGGATTGGCCGGCGCTACATTACAGAGTGGTGGTCTTGATAAATTATTAGGACAAATGGGCGGCCAACCGGATATGTTTAGCGGATTGAGTGGGCTTGGTAATTCTCAGGGGGCACCGAATGCAACTCCTGCAGGTAAAGACGATAAGGCTATTCAAGGCACGTTGCCATGGCTTGTAGATGGAGCACTTGCTGCTTCGGGGTCGGTAATTGGTGGCGCATCAATGTTCACTCCTCTGGCTCCAGTGGCTCCATTAGTCGGAATGGGTGTTCAAGGACTAGCTAATATGGGTCGCCAAAAGATGATGGATGCATACGGCACCTACCAACCTAAAAAGGGATATTAATGGCAACAAGATTCGGCACAAGTAATTTAAATGACATGCTCAATCAGATGCTCGCCCAGCAGATGGGACAATCTTTGGGTAGAGAAGTAAGGCACATTCCAGAAACAGGGATCATGTCTGACCTTATTGGTGGACTTGGCCCCGTACTTGGTAACGCGCTTCAAGGCCAAGGACAGCGCATGCAGACAACAGCTGGGTATGAAGGACTTGGTATTAATCCAGAGGTTGCAAGCCAGATGGGTTATCTGCCTGAAGATCAACAAAAACAAGCTCTTGATCGGTTCTTGCAGGAACAATCCTTAGGCCAAAAGCAAGCCAACCAAACCCAACAATTAGAAGGCATGCTTGGTATGGCTGGACAAGCAGGTACGTCCGAGAACATGACACCTGAAGAGTTGTCTTATATTCAGGCAGTGGGTCCAAAGGGAGTGATGGACGTGCGCAATGCGCGTTTAAAAGATCGCAAGCAACAGTCGCTGGATGAAAAGGATGTTAGAGCAATTATTGCCCCAGATGTGGAATTGCACAAGACTGGCCGAGAAGGCATGCATCGCATTAAGCGGTTAAAAGAATTAGAAACAGAAGGAGTTATGGGTCCCGGTCGGGCCAAGCTCAATGAATCATTGGGAGCATTGCCATATATTGGTGGAATATTTACTGGGAGAATTGACAGTACCTCCCAGGAGTTCGCAAAGATTGTTCAGGAATTTCAACGTGGGATGAAGCAAGTATATGGTGGTCGCATTACAAATTCAGAATTAACAGAGTTCATGAAATCGGTGCCTACGCTAATGAACGACAAGGCTGGTCGCGAAAGAATTTACAAAAACATGGAATACATGTATCGCGGCATGGAGTTACCACTAGAGCTAAAGCAGGGGATCATCCAAAAAAATGGTGGCCGCGTTCCAGCAGACGTTGATGCACAAGTTGAAATGAAAATGGGTAAAAAGCTGGATCAATACGCAGAAAAATTCAATTGGGGAAGCCCAAAGAAAGAAGATTATATAAGGACTGTTGGCGGCAAGCAGGTGATGCTTGCAAGTAAGCTCCGAGAAGGTCAAGTTGCTACCAATAACAAGACAGGCGAAAAGGTTGTCGTACGCGGCGGCGAATGGGTAAAACTATGAATAAATTAGGGCAATCTATCTCTGAAATGGAATACACACTTGATGAAACTCCTGAGCCTTGGAGCAGGCAAACTGAGGGGTGGGGTGAAACAGTTGGGCGTAATGTTATTCGTGCTGGATCAAATATTGCCTCAATGGCAGGCATTCCCCAGGATATTGCCACGTTTGTGTCCAATACAGCAAGGCGAGCGGGCCGGCCGAAGTTGCTTGAGCCTGACGAAGAAACATTCAATAAATCAATTGCTAAAGAGACTCCACGGTATCAAGAGTTAGTCCGTCAAGAACGCAAAGAACTTGATACGATTCCTGGTAGGCGGCAGGCAACAGAATCGGCATTCGATACTTCAAAGAATGCTCTTCCATTGCTCCCAACAGGACAAGAGATTAAAGACTCGATTGGCCACCCATTTCCTAAGGACTATCTAAAGGCAGAAGGCATGGGCGAAGAGCTCATTGATCGTATGTCGTACGATGTGCCATTGGCTACTTTAGCAGCTCTTTCAGGTGGATGGGCATCGGCTGGTCCGGTTGTGGCTAAAGCTGCACTAGGTAATGTAGCTCAACAAACAACAAAAGAGCTTGGTGGCGGCCCTATCGCAGAACTCATCGCGGGACTCGCTGCTGCTTCCTCGTATGATTTGCGAAAAGGGTTTGGCACACAAGAGGTGAGAAAGGGGATTGATATCACTCAAAAGCCAAAGCTAGAATTGCATCTTAAGGGTACCGAGCAGGCACTGCGTGATCAAGTGAAGCTGGCGGGTAAGGAAATTGATGTGCCCACTAAGGATCTCGCATTAGCTCTTAGACCCGAACGGAAAAGGCTTGAAGGTCAAGCAAGTAGGCTATCCCAGGCCGATAAGGCCATTGCGCTCGAAGAATTAACTAATATAGATAATTTGAGCAAAACTCGAGTCCCTAAAACAACGCTTTATGATTTTACGGATCGTGCCATTGTTCCTGAAGAGCTCGGCACAGCAAACCTTAATAAACTTATTCGTCAAAAGGTTCATCTCAATGGTCGCATCAGATCGACAAAGCTTACTAATCCTGTTGAGTCTGATTATTATATGCGCATGGTCGGAGCTATCAATGAAACGATTCAGGAATTCCCAAATCAGTTTGTTAAAGATTCAGTCGAATATAAAGATGCTGCGAATGTACTGAAAAAGTTCAACTCAGCAGAGCATATCACTAAGTCTCTGGGCAAATTTGAAGAGGCAGATGGGTTCTTTAAGGAGCTGTTAAAGTCAGGGGCTAATTTTATTAAAGACCCGACACTGAAAGGACTGTTGGGGATAACTGCAGGTACTGGAGCAAAGGTAATTACCAATCTGGTAGCTAATATGGACAATCGCACAATGAGGCTTATTTGGGATGTCCCAGAAGCACAAACCTACTTGAAGAATATTATTAACTCTTCGTTAACCAAGAATAGGCAGAATTTGATTAGGCATTCAGTCAGTCTAGACAGGCTATTTATCGAGCATGCAAAGGGAGGCAAAGGCTCCAAGTATACTGACGCGAGTGAGTATACGTTAGATTAGCATTAGTCGTCGTAATTGAAGTCTTCCTCTATATAGCAGTCTTTCTCTGAATGGGAGCCTTTCTCTAAATCCATGTAAATTCCGAAATACCCAAAAATGCAGACCGTCCATACAATGCCTGTAATGGAGCACCACCCGAAGAAGTAAGCAGATAGGAACATAGATAATATTACCCGGTAGAACATTTCTTAACCTTTATGTTTGATTTTAGGCGCATAATTGCGCATTTTGTGCTGCACTGCTTCCATAATATATTGCTTAATACTCTTACCTTCACTTGCGGCGGCTACCTTTAATAGAAGGTGATCTTCTTGATTAAGTTTAAAGCAAACTTGCTTGGCATCTAGCATCTTTCGGGCTCCTTTTTTTGCATATACTTTAGACTACTATAAATACATATAAACTGTCAATGAATTAATATCAATCATCATACTGCACATGGTACCCTTATATCGAATAAATTATTCTCATTAATTAAGGACCAGTAACATGGCAACACAAAAACCGCTCGTAAGGTTAGCCAAGGGGTATCTCAATGCTTCCCAGGGCTTCCCTTTCATGCAACCAGTTATCATAAGTGACGTAGCTCCAGGCAATTCTGATGCGGCTAACCCTGGTCAGATATGGCTCAATAAAATTACCAATCTCGGTTATATCCTTATCTCAGAAACATTTGGTGTTTATACTTGGGCATCACTTGGCGGCACAACATTTGCTGGGCTTAACCTTACGGTGAACCCGGGTCCGACCGATTTGACAGGGCAATTCCAAGTTCACTCCAACGTAAACGCGGCTGGCGCACTTCTACTTGAAGCTACAGGTGGACTGCTTGCTCGTCTAGTTGTCTCCAATACTCTCGGTAATGGTGTTGATGCTATTGAGATAACCGCAAATTCGGGTGGTATCGACGTAACGAGTGCTCTTGATATAGCAATGAACCCTGGCGCAGACTTTGTTGTAACCGCTGGTAATGATATTAACTTCGTAGCAGCTGGCAACATTAGTTTCAATCCAGGATTAGCTACCAATATTACCGTAGCTGCAGGCGATCTTACTCTTGGTGCTACCACGGGTTCTGTGGTCGTCACCAGTGGGGAAGCTGTTGGTGATGCTATCCAATTGACTACTGCTGCTGGTGGTGGTATCGATATCAATGCTGGTACAGCTGGCATGACGATTGACTCTACTGGCGTACTTTCAATTGATAGTGCAGGCGCAACGAATCTTACCGCGACGGGCGCATTCGATGTTACTGTGCAGTCAACTGCTGGTTCTATACTTATCAATGCTGGCGAAGCTGTTTCTGACGCTATTAACGTAGATTCAACTGGTGGGTTTGACCTTGATGCAGCTCTTCAGATCAATCTGACCTCAACTCAGAATGCAGCTACTGCAATTTCCCTTAATGCTTCAGCGGGTGCTATTGAGCTCCAGGCTCAAGGCGCAGCTGGCGAAGACATTGTCCTTAATAACGTCGCAGGCTCAGTTAACTTGGTTGCAGGTGAAGCTGTTGCTAATGCCCTACGCTTTGCTGCTTCAGCTGGCGGTATTGATGTAGATGCAGCCCTTCAGATCAACATAGCCTCTGCTCAAGCAGCAGCAGCTGACTCAGTTCGTATCGTAGCCTCAGCTGCCAATGGCGGTATGGATATTGATGCGGGCACGGGTGGTATCACTATCGACAGTACTGGCGTGCTTTCTCTTGACGCGGCTGGTGCAACTAACCTAACAGCAACCGGTGCATTTGACGTAACCGTCAATTCTACCGCTGGGTCTGTGGTGATCACGGGCGCGGAAGCGGTCGTTGATGCAATTCAGCTCAATGCGCTCACCGCACTTGGTGGTATAGATGTTAATGCAGGAACAGGCGGTATGACCGTTGATTCAGCAGGCCTATTATCCCTTGATGCGAACGCAGCTTCTAACTTAACCGTTACTGGCGCATTTGATCTTACGGTCAATTCTACTCTTGGTCGCTTGGTTCTCAACTCTGAACAAGCGGCAGCTGATGCGTTACGAGTAGTCAGCGCAGCTGGTGGACTTGATGCTAATGTAGCCCTACAAATGAACCTGGATTCAAGCGAAGCAGCAATCAATGCAGTACGCATCGTAGCGAGCAATGCTGGCGGCGGTATTGATATTGATGCAGGGACAACTGGGATTACGATTGACTCTACTGGCGTTCTTTCACTTGATGCGGCTGGTGCAACGAATCTTACCGCGACGGGCGTATTTGATCTTACGGTCAATTCTACCGCTGGGTCAGTGATACTTAATGGTGGGGAAGCAGTTCTTGATGCTATCCAATTGACTACTGCTGCTGGCGGCGGTATCGATATCAATGCTGGTACAGCTGGCATGACGATTGACTCTACTGGTGTTCTTTCACTTGATGCGGCTGGTAATACCAACCTGACCACAACAGGTGCGTTCACTATGCTTGTGGCCTCAACGGCTGGGGCAACGACCGTTTCCTCTGCTAAGGCAGCAGATAATGCAGCAGTTCTTGTATCTGCAAGTGCAGCCGATGGCGGCATAACCCTTGATGCTGGTGTTGTTCCCGGTGTCCGCTTGACCAATGGCACCCAAACAGTTCAATTCTTGGTTGGTACAGGAGCTCCAGTTGGAGTTGCTGCGCTCCAAGGCTCAATCTTTTTAAACGTTGCAGGAACGGGCGCAGATAGTCTCTACGTCAATACCGACGGTGGCACCACATGGAGTGCTAGATAAATTCATCTATTCTCCTTCGGCCAGTGGATGTGACTGGCCGAATACCAAAGACGGATATTATGAATATTGAATCAGAAACAATACAATCCAACGAATATCAAGGAGAGTAGTAATGAGCGTTTCAGTACAGGCATTATTCATGCCCCTCGCAAGTCTACCAGCAGCAAGCATCGTAGCCGGTTATACGGCTATCCAGGGTGAATTCTCTCATCCAATTAGATCAATACAGATATACAACGATACAGATGCGGCCGTGATCGTCTCATTTGATGGTACAACTGATCACTTCTTTTACCCATCCAAGTTTGGTAACATCTTAGATATTAGCGCTAATCGTGAAGGCGTATCAGACCAATTCTTTATTGCAGGCAACTTCGGAGTGTACGTTAAACAATCTGGAGTTCCAACAACGGGGCTTGTGTGGGTATCTGCCTACTATGGAAAGGGTGAATAATGTCACAATTACTAAGCACTTCCAGTGCGATTGCTCCAGGCAGCGCAGTCATAGAGATCACAGGGAATACTGGCGGAGCGGTTCCGCCTGATGGCGTTGGCAATATAAATATAGTTGGGGCTGTTGATAGTTTTGTTACGGTTACTGGTGATCCAGGAACCAACACGCTAGAGATATCGCTTCTCAATCAACTCGTAGCAGTAGTGCAAACGACTGATGCCACGCCATTGATCGTAACAGCATTAGACTTTCCGCTAACTGTTGGCCGTGCCGTTAATATTTCTTATGAAATCGTCGCGGCTGTATCTGATTACTCTCAAATGTATGCTGGCACGCTCGGACAATCTGCATCGCGTGACACTGGTGGAGTAAGCACTCTACAGCCAGGGTTTTTTAATAACTTTATCGAAGGCATTGCTGGCTTGCCCAGTACTACTTGTGTCCTGGTAGGGAATACAGTTAGGTTCCAAGTTACTGGCGTTGCAGCTACCACGATCAATTGGAAAATAGTTCTACAATTTTTATCGATTTAAGGAGCTACTATGCCTCAAATAGGATTTCGGCAACAAGGCGACCATAGAATGGTCTATGCAGAAGGCGAAGTAGGTTCTGGTTCGGCGGCATTAGGCTGGGATGAAACAACCAATTATTGGTGTATCAATGTTGGTACTGCATTCAATGAGATTCCGGTTTTTGCAGATGCACAGCTTGTTATTGACCCCGAGAGCGGTATAAGGATCCAAGCCCATACAGGGCTTCTTTCATTGGCCGCAGAAACAAACTTTTCTGCGTCTGCTTTCACCGGGAATATTATCTTTGAAGCGGCTACTACTGTATTAATCGAGGCCGGTGCCGGGGATCTAACGCTTGCATCAACAGCTGCAGACGTTCACATTGATGGTGTAGATACGTTTGTAAGTTCGCTTGCAGCTGGGGGTCTTGTATCGGCAACCGCTGGCACAGGTCTTTTGACAGTAGGAGCAACGCCTGTAGGGATAGCGAGCTATTTTAGCGCATTTAAGTCAAGCACGACGAATAATGTCACGGGTAATGGTACTACTGCAGTTGTTGTATTTGATACAGCGCCAACTAATCCTGGAGGTTCATACAATACAGCAACGGGTGTCTACACAGCAGCTGCTACTGGGTTATATACATTCTTTGCCAGCGTAACTTTGACCAATATAGCTGTGACTCACACCGGGATGGAGTTAGCATTTACTGGTTCCGTTGAAGGTATGAACACTTCCACAATAAACCCTGGAGTTGTGTTTTCTCCACTGCTTAGTAGCTCTTTGAGTCAACCAATGAGCACGATTATACGAATGACTGCGGGTGATACGATGTCAATTTCGGTCACCGTATCTGGCTCGACTTTGACGGTTGGTGCTTATGGAGCAGCTCTCCCTGGATATATAACTTGGTTTAGAGGATCTCGCATAGCTTAGGAGTTAACATGGCTAATAATTTATTAAACATATCGGGCACGATGGCCGATGGGAAAATCCCAATAGGATCAACAGGATCTGGATTTGCCGCGTGGACTACTATTACCCCAGGTGTAGGTATAACTGTGACCCCGAGTTCTAATGCAATTACTATTACTACTGCTGGCACTGTACCTACGACTTTCACAGAGGATGTAGGGTCAGCTGCTCCAGCGCTTGGCAATCTCAATATGCTCGGAGCTCACGGCATCAACACCCTGGGCGCAGGCTCAACGGTAACGACAGCCATCAACAACACGATCACGCTCGGTGATCTATCGGTTGTGGCGGCAGGCTCGCCATCGTTGACTTTGACGACGGGTGATCTGACGCTTTCTGGTACTGGAGCCACTGGCGCCAATATTAACTTGCCTGCAACGAGCGCATCTGGCGCAAAGGGAGTATTGTTCATCGGCGCTAGATTTGCTCACACTGGCAATGCGGCAGTTGAGAACACTTTTATCGGAAACGATTCTGGAAACTTTACCCTCACAGGGATATCGAATACTGGTGTAGGGCAAGGAGTTCTTGTCTCTTTGACTACTGGGATACAAAACACCGTAATTGGAGTTGGCGCGGGGCAAGCGATCACTACCGGAACGCGAAACGTCCTTGCTGGCTGGCGAACGTTTGTAGTTGGAACAAGTGGCTCTAATAACTCAATTATTGGCGATTCGTTTGCTGGTGGTGGCGCATTCAACGGTTCAAATAACGTTATGCTGCAAGCAGGTCTTTCACTCGGGCAATGCCTCTACACGGGAACTGAATCAAGCAACGTACTAATCGAAAATGTGGGCGTAGCAGCCGAATCAAACGTCATGCGACTCGGCACCACAGGCTCAGGGACTGGTCAGCAGAATAGGGCATTTATAGCGGGTGTTGACGGCGTGAATGTCGGCTCAGTAGCCAAGGTGCTTACCATGGCATCTGAGCAGGTTGGGACGGCTCAGATCACCGCTGGTGCAAACGTTTCTGTGACTGCTACCGCGAATGCGATAACGATCGCTGCGAATACAGGCGCATCGACTATACCGTTCAGAAGCGTCAATAATGCAGCGTCACCGTATACGGTTGATTCTATATCGCCTGATTATTATATATCGGCCAACGTAACTGCTGGCGTTATAACCATCAGGTTGCCTAATGCTCCCACAACTGCCCGTGTATTTGTGGTAAAAGACGCAGTCGGATTGGCTGCGGCGAGCAATATTACTGTAACAACGGTAGGTGGCACAGTGCTCATTGACGGTGCAACTTCATTCGTCATGAATTCTGCCTATCAAGCAGCTCAATTTATATTTACAGGAACGGCTTACGAAATATATTAAGGATAGCCATGGCATATAAAAGAATATCCCCTCAGCCGATCGCTGAGGGTGGCACAGGCGCAACGACCCTTCTAGCCAATGCCGTGTTGGTTGGCGCAGGCACATCCGCGGTGACTGCACTGGCTGTTGGAGCTACTGGGTCACTTCTAGTTGGCACTGCAGCGTCCAATCCAGCATTTGCAACGAGTGCAGTTGGCGACTTCAGCTTCACCTCAAGTACTGCTGGCGCCACTCGGGCATTGACAGTATCCAATACTGACAATACGAATGCTGCCTCAAACGCAAGACAGCAGGTAACCACGGGTGGCGCGAGTGCTGGTGACCCATTTACCACGTACACAGTTACGGGAGCAACAAGTTTCAGTGCCGGCATAGATAACAGTGCATCGGATGCCTATAAGATCAGTGCAAGCACGGCCTTGGGCACCACCGACACGTTTATTATGACGACGGCTGGTGCGCGGACAATGCCCTTGCATCCTGCATTCTTCGCGTATGCGAATGCGACCTTAGCTAATGTAACTGGGGATGGTACCAATTATTTAGTAATTTTTGATTCAACACGATTTAACCAATCAAGCAGTTACAATACCGGAACTGGTGTATTTACAGCCCCAGTAGCTGGAAGGTATTTATTTAATGCTTATGTGAACGTTGATGGTTTATTAGTCGGTCATACTGCGGCATATTTAAGACTTTTTACTTCACAAAACTCCGACAATTATTATTTAGAGCAATTGAATCCCTATGTTATAAGGGTTGGGAATGGGCTTCAGTTCGGGGGATCCCTTGTATGTGATATGGGTGCTGGTTCAACAGCTAGCGTAAGATTACAAATAGGTTCGAGCACGAAGGATGTATCGATTTTAGGCCGAAGCACATCTGGAAATGAGCAAACCACCTATTTTTCTGGAGCATTGGTTTGTTAAGTTACCAAATGTATTAAGGATAACCATGGCATACAAAAGGATATCTCCTCAGCCAGTAGCTGAGGGTGGCACAGGTGCAACGACGTTATTAATCAATGGGGTGTTGCTGGGCAATACTACGGGATCTATCGCAGTTACAGCTGTAGGTACCACGGGACAAGTGCTCACGGGCGTGACCGGTGGGGCACCTTCATGGGTTACTCCAACGGCAACTCTGTCGGCATCTGGCACTTTGACTAATACACAGATCAAGAATCTGCAAACAGCTCCTATAACAGCAGTAGCTACTCCTGGTGCTGGCAAATTCATCAAGGTTCTGTATGCGACATGTCAGCTTAATCATGGTGGCACAAATGATTTTACTAATCCAGGAGTTTCAGCCCTGAGTTTGTTTTATACAGATAATACGTTTTTGTCATCCGGCTCTGGGGCGCCTACTTATAATACCGCCATGCCCCAGGATACTATTACAGCTTCGGTGACTACGATTGCTAGCGGATTTCAAGCGCAGCAACCATATACCGGAATACCTGCGGATATGAATAACAGGGCTATTGTGTTCCAATTGGACAATGGCGCAGGTAATATTGGAGGCAATGCGGCGAACAATAATACCATTAGTTGGGCTATTGATTATGTGATTGTGACTATTTAGAAATCAAACGCCCGGGAGCAACAAGCAACCCGGGCAACACATACAGCCAATATTAAATACCCCCATCCAACAAGAATGGGGGACTAACTAAAGCGATAGACACTTGGTACAGATATCTATCGTTCGAATACTAGGTTACTGCCTATAAACTATACCAAATATATCTTCTTCTTTTAGTACAATGCAATCTTCGTATTGCTCTCTACGGGCAAAATTAGAGAAGTGGACAGTATCGCCAACGCTTATGGGCATTCCGCTGCATATCCCTTTATCATCTGGTTTACCGCAACCAACCTCAACAACAATGCCATGTGTCTCACTTGGCTCAAGCTCATCAGGCAATATGATTCCACCGGCAGTCATCTCAACCTTTGGGGTTACTCTGACAAGAACACGATCATGAAATGGATGTAATTTAGGCATTAATACTCCTTAGTAAATACAGACCCCAAGAGGCGAATCCTGGGGCAGTTGTGGGCATGTTAGCCCCACGTTTAGACCACTTGGATCAGATGATTCGTTCAGATGATCCGTGCTGAATATATCAAAAAAAAGCCCCCACAACAAGTAGGGGCAGTAGCTATTCTAAACAGGACAATATATTTCTTATTTCTATGCTTTTATCGTTGAATTTAGTTTATCTCCAAAATCTATCATAGTGTATTCAAAGTTATCAGGTGCATCATAGAATACAAATGGATACTTCAATGGGTATCGCACTCTATCTTTGACGTACGCATATTGACGCTTTTCACGGCACAGGTTCAAATAATACTTTTTGCTATCAATCCTGACAAAAAACTGATCGGATTCTATCCATACAAAGTTAATTACCAAACTGGTAGCTAATCATAACTTCTGCAATCATGTGGTTGATGCGTGCCATATATACTACGTCTTTGCGGGTCGAAACTTCTTCGGTGTAGGCCTCAACCCATAAACCATATTGTTTGACTAGTTCTTGCATGGCAATGCGCGGCATCTCAACGTCTACTTCAAGGAAGAGAGTGGTGAGCAAGCTCTCGTATTCAAATGCTGGTATATATGCTTGGGCTGTGGTTGCAATGGTCAACGCGAGAAGTAATTTCTTAATCATTTTGATCCTTAATGTTTTTTGTTTCAGTCTTCATCTCTCTCTGCTCCCCAATCACCGAAAAAGCTTCTGACGGTCTCGGCCTGGAAATGTTGTACCGTTATCCTGCGCCTGAGATACCAATCTCCAAAGTTGATGACCTTAAAGAATAGGGCTAGGACAATTACCAGGGTTAATACGCCGCGTACGCATGTCTTGATTGCGCCTGCAAGCAGTTCTAGATCACTATTGTTATTGTCCATATATATTCCTGAAAAAAATAAGTCCTGATATAACGATTCCGAAGATAGCCCACGACGCATACAGATAAAACCTAAGGGACTGAATCTCGGTGAAGTGTTCCGTATTGGCAATGACAAGATCGAGTCGATGATCGGCACAGGTCCCATTCAGGCATGCATGATCGCGAATTATTTGTTTCATTTGAGACCCGCCCACATAACGATCCCTATCACGATGATTAAGACGCTAAATATCAACCCAAATGAACGATATGAAATCGCATAGATGTCTTTATCGCGATTTCGCTTTATGCACTTAAAACAATGATCCTGGTTGTTCTCGTAGCAGAAAAAACATCCCTTATCCATTAGAATAACCCTCTTACCATTGGTAGTTTGTTTGTTGCGCCCGCAAGTATCAAAAGGAAAACAGAGATCATAGCAAATCCGTAGATTACAAGTATCCAATCATCATGCGTTAAGTTATCCCAAATCATACGAGCCCTTATATTAATTCTTACCGAAGTAACTGGCAGATTTTTCGGTGAGTCTTTCCTGGCGAGGGTTAGCTTGAGCAATATAGTCACAGATAGAGCGCAGCTCTTCGTCCTCTATACGCAGACCATAGTTTGCAAAGCCCGATAGCCTATCCCAGGGTATATTGGTTCCAAATGACATCTGCTTGTAAGATATCCCAGCAAGCATCGCCTCAACAAGCTCAGTTCGCGCAAGTTCTACGATCCTCATCTTTTCGTATATGTTTTCATTCATCAGTCGCCCTTTTTTGCAATAGGGTGCGCAGCGCAATAATCACTGAGCATGATATGCAACGCCTCATTTTGCGTAATACGTTTTTGATGAGCAAACTCTTCGAGGTACCATTTATGGAATATATCCATTATTACCATTACTTTCTTAGACTCATAGTTTCTTTTCGGATTCATAGTCGATTCCCTTGTCTTTGTTGCGGTACTCATCTAGCTCGGCGATTATGGTTACTCCATACTGAGTGATGAGCAACTTTATTGCTTCTTGGGTGTTTTTGAGTATCACATCGAACTGGCCTTTGATATCGGTGTTATCTTCTACAAGCCGCATATCTGTATACTTCTTGTATCTGATGATCTCGCGCCCAATGGACGCTTTGATGCTATTGCCTTTATTGGCTACAGATTCTTTATAATTTCGATTAAAATTGTAATCAAGCATGGGATTATCCAGACGATTCTTAGGGTTGATATATTTCTATTGACGACCCGGACAAGATCTTGCTCTGTTATTGCCCTGGTATGTTTATAGATCGCGAGTCTATCGTTCATCTCTTTGATGATTCTTGCTTGATCGGCAAGGGTTACATCCTTGAGTTCAATGATGCCTGCTAGTCTATCGAGTTTCGCTTTGTAGAAGCTTTTTGCTGACACATTGGGCTTTTTTTGGCTTATTATCATACTATCCCTTTATATGTAGTTATTACTTGCAGTTCTCGTCGGCATCCATCTACTTGTAGGCGTGATACTTTGACGAACGACTCTTTGTGTCCGGTCTTTAGCCACGCGATAGTGGTTGTTTTTTCAATGATTTCGCACGCATTGCATGTATCCATACCAATGCAGTTACAACAATTCATAGTTAGTGAAGTTGCAAATGAACTGTAATAGTACCAAAAAGGTTATTCCCACGATGAGTGCGAAGTCAAATATACGTATTATTTCGGCAATTTCGTCCATTAGGCTTCCCTTGATTTGTCATCGTTTTTGAGCCTGGTGATATCGGTACGTAGTCGATTATAGGTTCTGCTTGTTATCGTTTTGCCCTTCATGAATTGGAGCAACGCGTTGTACGATATGGATAAATGATTTTGGAGCCCTCTATGGGACACATCTAGCTTAGCGGCGACGAAGTCTACATCTTGTCTTAATATAGCTCGGCTTAATTCATCATACATTTATTTTCCCAGAATATTATCCCCCTCAAGAAGCGACTAGTGAGGGGGTCACAAAGGACACGGTAGCAATATGTCTACCGCGCCATATATTTTACAATTATTTCTAGTGCGGCTCTGCACTGCTCGTCACTCATGGCATTGATGCGTACGCCTTCGAGGCTATTGCTGATTAGATTTATTAATAGCGTACGCTCTTTGGGATCGGTTATCTTGTAGATTTCTGCCCAGACTCGTTTGACCAATTGGGACGGGTCAGATGAGTTACCCTGATGACTTGGTGTCTTAGCAGGGGCATCGTCGTCACCTATCTTGATACCGAGCATCGACCCTAAGGCGTATCTGATACCATAGGTGATACTTGAACCTTTCTTCTGATTAACGTCACCCTCAGAGAAGTCCATGTGTTCATCGAGGTTATACACTGAGCTCATCCATTGGCCTGACTTTGCATGGTGAAGTTCTATATGGAGATTGAGTCTATTGTATTCGTTTGGCAGCAATCGGGGGACGACTTGAGCACCAAATGGCAACAGGATGAGATTGGCTTGTTCGATCATCTCATCGCGTCCGATATAGGTTCCACGATTACCGTGCTGTGAGCCTTGTATGGACAATAGTTCGTTACGGGTGTCTATGAGTACGCCAATGATCTCGTTTACGTGTTCTGATCTATAATCCATGAGTATCCTCTTCCAATCGCATAGCGAAATTTGGTTTTTGATCCCCAAGTGACAGTTTTACTTCGCGCACGTTTTTAAAGAACGCTTCTAAGTATTCTATCCTTTCTGAGGGTACGAGTTTCATGAATGTACCTGTTGCATCTGCCATGAATTCATCAAGCATACACATGTTTGCGAACGCATAATTGACCTTTTCGTGGTCACCAGCGGCTTTTGCAGCGTGGCCTTCTGTTTGTAATTCGATGACAAGCCTTAAAATGCTTGTCATTATATCGATAAATCTTTGGTCAAGGTTAATGGTCATTTCATTGTTCATGAGTATGTTCCTATGGCTATTTATATTCTGAGTAGTTTCCATGTTTCCACGTCTTCGCTCCGATATTCATCGAGGTCGATACCAACCAGTGAAGGTATGCGCTTGTAATCTACGCTGCCTTTGCGGAATGACAGGGCGAACACGTATTCGCCACAGGTTGCACTTTTATTATCTGACAATGCTTTCAGCTGGTCTATTAGCTTTCGTTCCTTGTAGGTAGCTTCTAAACGCTGCTGCTGTGCTTCATACGCTTCTTTGGCTATGATTGCCCACAGTTCTAGTCTATTTGTCATGCTAGAGTCTCCGATACGAGAACGGAGTGTAGCTCTTATAGTATTGGATAGCTTCTAGCCACTCTGATTCATCCAGGTTCTCTGCATCATATGCTGACAAGAACCCTTCTTCATCTATTTCATCTTTGGTTACGCCTGACTGCCAGATGATTGCCCACAGCTCGTCGATTTGCTTCATGCGTTCTTGGGTCTGGCTATTCATGGTGAAGTTACGTGATATGTTGTTCATTAGCGTCCTACCGCGGAGTGCTTGTTTTTAGCGTTATCAAGTTCTACACGTGCTTGTTTGATTTCGTCGATGCTGGCGGTTGGGGTCATTTCTTCTAGAGCGGCTTCCAATTCTTTTACCATGTTATGGCATAGGACTCTGAGTAAGTTGGTAGCTGCCACGAAGTTACCTGTATTAGAGGTAGCGTCGATGCATGACAGGGTAACTTCTTGATTTATGATTCTTGTTTGTATTTCTTGTATGCGGTCGTTCATATGGTTCCTTTGTGAAGGTAGTTTGTTCTTATACATATAACGATACACGACATTTAATGACATTGCAAGACTTATTTACATTATATATTAATAAGTGTAACTTATACTCAACATACAAACATAAGGATGATGCTGATGAAAAATATGAATGATAGGCTTAATATACTTAAAGATATCCTTGGGATTAAATACAATGATTTTATAGGCTCAGAAGTATATTTACATGAGAGTGTAGTTATAGAAGCAACAAATAATGAATTCGATCATGTAATTTCATTAGCAAAGAAATGGCTTACTGAGAATGCCATTGGAAGGTCTAGATGCTGCGATGATTATCATATGAGACTTGCGTATACATATGTTGCTGAAGTTTTATCGGAAATAAAGGTAATATCACCAGAATTTTTCGGTAGAAACAGAGAGGCAATTATCAATAGATTAGAAGAAGCGTGCGATTACATGGATGGAGTTTTATCTGATAGAGATCTATCGGAATAACAAGGATGATGATGCTGAAAAAGGGAATGATACGGCTAACGAATCCAGCCATTTGGGATGGTGCGGAGTGGGTTTTGATTAACGACCAAACAAAAAGGGACGAGATGATTAAGTCTATTAATGATGTTGATCAGGACAAGATACGCCAAGATCTTTTTTACTGGATTCAGGACAATCCTACGCCATTGCATGTGATGGCCAAGGATATGGACATTGCGCAAACAACCTTGGATCATTTCCTGTCAGGGCAGCGCAAAGCTACTTCGTTTCATGTATTAATGAAAGTTGCGAAGTTTCTCAGGGACAAGTATGCGGCACGCGATGAGGAGATCAGAAAGAACTTGGAAGCACGCGTATGAATAACATAGTCAAACCCAGACGAACGAAAGCAAAATTCGTGACTCGTAAGACACCGCCGACCGACAAGGGGTGTGTTGGCATGTTTTTGGCTTCGTTTAATCGGGCGTTCATGGGCGTTATAAAAGAAAGCGAGCCTACCGAGGTTGAGCTGTATGCAGCTGCAAAGGTGATGGACGCAACGTTTCGTGCAGTAGCGCGTGATTTCTGTCGTTGTACATGGTGCAAGATGGCTCTCGAGAAGATTGAAGAGTACTACAAAGACAAACAACAAGAAGCAGATTGCCAAAAATAGTGGGGTGTAGTATAATAGCTAATTGAACCAGTACGGTTCGAGAAATACCTAGAAAAAAACAAAGAACGCAGTCGTGTGATTGCGTTCTATAATTTTTGTTACCTTGGCTGGGTTAACGCAATGAATATAGCACAGAATCAAATAAAGTGTCAAGAAGAAAAAAAACTAAGACTACGAAAAGCCTTTAACAAGGCCAATAATCCCCGTATATTTTCTATACGAAACGCCGTCCAGCAGCTGTTTACCGTCGATAAAAGTACCAAGCAAAAAATGGCTGATATAATCCTTCAATTGGGTATGCGGCGCAGATTGTTAAAAGTAGGAAATTGTTGTAGAATAAGGTTCGAGAAATATATAGAAAAAAATAAAGAACGCAGTCGTGTGATTGCGTTCTATAATTTTTGTTCGCTCTTCCCGGAGATAACGCTATGAATATAGCACAGAATGAAATAAAGTGTCAACAAGAAAAGAAGCAAAGCCTTCAAAAAGCCTTTAACAAGGCCAATAATCCCATTATAGTTTCTATACGAAACGCCGTCCAGCAGCGACCTGCCGCCTATGTACCCGCTCAAAGGTCTGGAAAACCCCGTATACCGCGTGCCAACGATAGATTTAAGGCTGCCAAAAAAGCTGAGATTGCTGCAGCCGACAAGGCAGGCAAAGACCAACTCATTAAGCATGCATTAATCCCACTTCAGCGCCTAAGTCCAGAGGGGGAAGAAATTGCCGACCTTGTCATCGATGCTATGGTAGTAGGCAAAACTATGAGCCATGCATATATACAAACCCGCGTCGACGCTTCATCAACTACTATTACAGGAGTATATAAGCTGTTTGAACGTTTGGGCTTGGTAGAGATCGACCAGCGCTTCGAAATGGTCAACCAATTCTCCCCTGGAGCCCTCGCCCTGGATCCTTATATTAGAAATGAGCTGATGAAGTTCATACCTGCATTACGCAATGTAATTTGTGTAGGTATGCTTGTTGTTGGAAGTATTCAAACTGAACTCTTTGAATGTAAGAATAAGAGTGTTGTTTTGTTTAATAAATTAAACTCCGGATCGGAGAAGAATTGTCTTGAAAAGGACGATTACGAGGAAAAACGCTTTTACACGGTTCATTTAGCGCCGGCAGACCCCGGGATCTACGTCGATAATAAGCTTAGACTGGCAGCGAACGAGGCGGAGATTGATCGGATCATGGCAAAGTACAGGGGTATCACGCCCAAAAAGCCTGCCCTTCGTCCCGTTGTAGGTTCTTCTCGTGTCGTTAACATTGGGCTGAAAGGCGCCTGTTGCTATTTCCAGTCCCTAGACATCGACGGACGCAAAAAGTACCTCAAGGGGCAGCTGGGTACTTACTCGCTTGATGACAACGGCACGCCTATCCCCATAAGTTCATGGTACCAACGTAAACTGACTTGCCCACACGCATGCCCATGCAGCTGACAATGCCGGAGAGGGGGCGTTCCCCCCTCGAAGCATTGCTTGGCATTGTTTTATTTATAGCAATACAATGCAACAAAAAAAGGATTGTACAATGATTAAGTCGCTCAAACTCACAGAAGCTGGAATAATTAACCTTTCAGCGTTTCCACCATCAGCAGTAATAGCCGCAGACGAAGCTCTTATCCTCGCACGCAGACACAAAAATATCACCAGCCCGTTCTTGTATTTATGCAAAATGGCACATGCCTGGTGTAAGGAGCGTGGTGTACGAGTAAACTGGGCTGCAACGATGCGCACGTACGATGAGAAGGGGATAACCAGTGATACGCCACGGTTTGAAAAAGAAACAGAAATAGAACCAGCCCCAAAAGCTCCAAGCTCAAACAAAGCCTATGACCTGGCAGCGCATGCCCAACGCCTTGCCGTATACAATCAGGAACAAGAAACATGGAAGCGTATGTCCAGAGCGCAGCGGAAAGAGCTCCTCAGGCCACTTGTTGAAGAAATGGCTTCCAGGAACTGTCTCGCATGGGCAGAACGATATTGCCCATACAAAGACTCAAAAGAAATCGTTCAAGAACTAGTCATAGAAATAAGCAATCCACCAATACAATCCAACAACGGGTCAGTCAATGAGTGGAAAGAACTCGCCCTAGGAATGGCGCAGTATACCAAAGAACAAAGACATGATGCACTCACTAAACATGGGTACCAAGATAAAATAGCACTCGTAGAATCAATCATAGCTAAGATGGAACCCTGTGATATGATAGAAGAAATACTATAAAGGAGTACCATGAGAGATAATAGGAAAACACCATCAGAATATCTAGAAACACGCGATAAAGCCTTCTACCAAGCGATAAACAGTACGCGCGCTTGGAAATACCTCGCGATAACCAAAGATGACGCCATCCTGCTCGCCTCGAACATGGTCGGCCATTTCAAGAAACACCCAGAAGCCGATAACCTGTGGAACTACCTGCTCACCAAGTACCATTATGCACCTAGCCAATACTACGACATGGCAGAACTATGCCCCGAGCTTAAAGCCGCTATAGAGATATGTAATGGCCTCATATCCGCACGAGCTCAAGAAGGCTGGAAAGACGCAGAGAGAGACTACTTCAAGACCCTGTTCAAAATGCACTCACCAGACCTGGTACGCAGAGATAAAGAAGATAAAAATCAAATCAAAGAAGATAGCAAAATCGTCGTGGATACACTCATGGAAAAACTCCTTGAAGCAAAGAAGATACTGGCATGATAAAGTTGTCTCAGACTAGTAGCAACAATCGCATATTTACAGAGAAGAATGATGAAATTCTATAATTGGATCTTTGGAGTAGATGAACCCAAACATACAGAGTCTCCCTACAAATACTATGTAGTGGCTAAGACAAACAACGAAGATGATGAGAATCATGAAGATTGTGATCATGTTGATGGGTATGAGATATGTCGGATAGAGATATTGCCTGACTCTTATCCTCGAGAGACTTGGAAAGATCTACAAGATAAGATACAAAGTTCTCATGATAATTATTCATGCAAATATAAACAATCAAAAGTTGTCTCAGACTAGTAGAGAGAATCGCATTTCGAAGGAGTAATTTATATAAACTATGAAAGAGATATCACTCGATAAATTCACTCCACGTGACTACCAAGTACCACTCATCCGAGCCCTACTGGTTGATGGATACAAGCGCGCTGTGGTCAATTGGTGCCGCCGCGCAGGCAAAGACCTCACCGCACTCAATATCGTGCTTCGTAAGGCGCTTTTAGAGGTTGGTACCTATTACCTGGTTTACCCAAAGTTCTCGTCCGGGAGACGGATCCTATGGGACGCAATAACGAACGACGGGGTACGGTTCCTTGACTTCATCCCTGCCGGACTTATAGCTTCCAAGAACGATCAACAGATGAAGATCACTTTGACTAACCATTCACAGATAGTCGTGGTTGGCTCAGATAACTATGACGCTGTGCTTGTAGGTACGAACGTCAGAGGCATGGTATTCTCTGAGTATGCGCTCCAAGATCCCCTGTGTTATGAGTTGAGTCGTCCTATACTCAATGCAAACAATGGGTGGGCACTATTTATAAGCACGCCAAGAGGGAAAAATCACTTCTACGAGCTTATTGAGATGGCAAAAGCCAATCCAGAGTCATGGTTCACCTCAGTGCTTACGGTTGAAGACACCAAGCACATATCTATTACTGATATTGAGGCTGATATTGAGCGCGGGGAGATGTCCAGGCAGCTTGCTCGTCAAGAATACTGGGTTGATTTCACTATGGGTCAATCGGGTACATTCTGGGGTGAGTATATGGACGAGATGGATAGACAAGGTCGTCTCGGCATAGTCTCATGGGATCCAGCACATCCAGTGTATACAAGCTTCGACCTTGGGATCCGTGACCTTAATGCAATCATCTGGTTTCAATATATCAATAATACGCTCTTTATTATCGAGTCACTTTCAGATAACAATAAGTCGCTTGAACACTATATAAAGGTAGTGAACGCCAAGCCTTACAAGTATATAAAGCACTTTGCGCCTCATGATATTAAGGTACGTGAGTACACCTCAGGGCGGTCACGATACGAGATTGCTAAGCAGCTTGGCCTCCAGTTCACTATCATAGAGACCAATGGCCATGCATTCCCCCTTGCTGATTCAATCGAGGTTTGCCGTACGGTGCTGCCTAAGACCTACATAGACAGGGCGCACAACAAAGACCTGATCAAGGCTCTCTATTCCTACAGACGTGTCTATGATGAGAAATATGCTACGTATACCAATAAGCCCGTCCACGACACCAGCAGTCACATGGCCGATTCTTTTAGGTACGCCTGCCTTGGGCTGAAGAAGCTTGGGACTGATATGTCCCTTGAAGAGTTAGCCCAGTTGCGCGTACGGGGTAAAGATCAATTAAGCAGGATGCCAGCAGCATTGAATCCAAACTTCAAAATACCAGGGTATTGATCATGAAGATATCGCTCAAAAGAAAACAACAACTTGAAGTGCATGGCCGGTTTATCCAGTCACGTCGTGAGCTACAGGTCATCCACTCATATCTAGGGATGCTGCCTATAGATCAGATTGCTGATATCAGGCTATTCTATGAGCCAAAGTATCTGGTCAATCCAGAGGCCATTTTTGCAGACACTGATCTAGATTCGGTACTCGAGAGTCGATTTACACAACAAATACACAAAGTGTTACGCGATCTTGAAGCTTTATACAAAAACTTCTTATACTTAGAGAAGCAAGAAGGCTCTGAGGCTATTGGAGCTGTGAAATTAATGCTAGATTATGTTGGCAAGCTCGGTGCATTTGTGGTTCGCCTCTTAAAGAAGGTCGACGCTGAGTGGCGAAGGTTCTTTACCACAACAATTAAAGAGTTAAAAAAGAGATATCCTCAGTAACCTCCAACATGGAGAGTCGACAATGAGCCAAGATACAAAGTATTTTGTTAATCAGTCATCAGACGATAGTTATATTAAAGATATGATGGACGACTTCTATCAGGATGCGATCACTATCAATCAAGCCTATCATGCAGAGGGCGACCTCGATGTGCGCTGTGAGGCCGGAGATTCATCGCTCAACAGTGAAACGTTTGGTTCTGTTGGAGCATTCCAGAGGCATACGATAGGGTTCAACCATGTCCGTCCTATCATTAACGTGGTTGACGGATATCAGCAGGCTCATCGCAAATCTACTATCGTTACTCCTCAGGAGAGTGGCGACCAAGATACAGCAGATCAGTTCACTTCTCTTCTTATGTGGCAATATCAGCGCGAAGGGGTCAACGAGATCATCTCAGAGGCGTTCCGTGGTGCATTGATCACTGGCATGAACTTCCTAGAGCTATCGTTAGACTTTAGAAATGACCCTGTTTCTGGAGACCTCAAGTTTAACCGAGTTGGCTATAACGGCATTATCGTAGACCCATACTTTCGCAAGCTCGATCTTTCTGATTGTCGTGCATTATGGAAACGTTCATTCTTGGCTCGGCCAGATATTATGAGTCTATGGCCTGATATGGCAAATGATATTCTCAAGATCCCATCGGGTACTATGGATGGTAAGTTTCAGTATATGCCAGAGAACTTCCAGGCTAATTACCGTAACCTCATGGCATATGACGAGTTCCATTACCGAACATACCGTCCACAAAAATTACTCTATGACCCAAACACAGGCAAGTCATTCGAATGGAAGTCAGAGAACTCAACTGGACTCCGTGACTTCTTGATGCTTTACCCCAATATAAAAGTTATTGACCAGACAGTACCGACTGTTCACACGGCGATCCTTGTTGAAGGGGAAGTCATCTATAATGGAGCCAATCCATTGGGCATTGATGCCTACAACTTCGTACCAGTAGTATCATACTATCAATCAGATATCCCGTATTACCCTTTGAGGGTGCAGGGAATGGTTCGCATGTTGCGTACCCCACAGGCACTCTATAACCATAGACGAATCGTTGAACTTGAGGTGCTCGAGAGCCAGGTCAATTCAGGCTGGGTATATAAGGTCAATGCGCCACTCAACCCTGCAGATATGTACGCCTCAGGCCAAGGGGTCTCGATCCCATTGAAGGATGATGCTAACATTGGTGATATCGTTAAGATTCAGCCAGCACATATAGACCCCTCTTTCTTTACCATGTCAGATGCTTTGGCTAATGAGATGATGAAAGTTACTGGTGTCAATGAGGCCGCAATGGGTTCAGCTATTGATGACAAGGCTGGTATCGTTGAGATGGTACGCCAAAGAGCGTCGCTCAGCTCGCTCCAATCATTGTTCTCTAACCTTGATCGAGCGCAGAAGATACTTGGAAACCTTGTACTCACTACCATGCAGACTAATTTCACTGCTGCAAAGGTAGAGCGCATACTACGCAAAGAGCCTGCGCCTGAGTTCTACAATAAAGACTTTGGACTCTATGATTGTGCTATTGAGGAAGGGTTCAATACGACTACCCAGAGGCAATTGCAGTTCGCAATGATGTTGCAGCTCCGTGACGTTGGGGTTCCTATCGAGCCTTCTGACCTTATTGAAGCAGCAACAATACAAAACAAGTCGCAGATCATTGCCAATATGCAAAAGCGTGAACAACAAACTCAGCAGCAACAACAACAAGCGCAACAACAACAAGCGCAGCTCATACAAGCCAATGCCCACGCTCAACAATCACTCGGAGACGAGCGGCTGTCTCGCATTGATGAGAACCATGCACTGGCAACAGAACGTTTGGCTCAGGCTGACCGCGATGATATGAGTGGATTATTGGATATGGTCAAAGCGCTTAAAGAGATACAAAGTATGGACTTGGCTGGAATAGAAAAGTTACTGTTATTAGGCAGTATAGCTAAGTCGCAAAGAAGAGAGGAAGAGCAAGAAGATGCTCAACAACTTCCTCCTCTTGGTGGCAATGTTAGTTAGAGGGATAACCTTGTCCAATATATTGTTGGACATTTACTACATGAAGGAAGACCATGGCAAAAAAAATGCGCTACTATAGCGGCACAGAGTCAGACATGTTAGGAAACAGCGCAGGTTCTTGGGACGAAATGCCATCAGAAGTTAAGATGGTCAATTACCCAGCAACTGGCTATATAAGCGATATGCGATATCCAGATAGCCGCGCAGATATTGATGCGCAGATCTCTGCTAACGAGTCAGTTGCCGATAAGCAACGCACTCGCAACAAGTACTAATCACTATGGCAGCAGCATGCCGTCCTAAAGCAGCGAGAGCAATCGCCTTGAAGTTGCTCCCGCTCCTGAGGGACGTTAAGCTCAACCAAAAGAAAACTGTACTCCAAAAAGCAGTAATGGCTTCGTACACCAACTAAGGAATCCATAGCATGATTGACTCCAACCACATAATAGGGATAGATGAGCGACCTATGTTCGTTAATCCGAATGCAGGCGCTTCAATAGCCCTTGGAGCACAAGTCGAAGCTAGCAGATACAAGTCGCTCAATGAGGATCTAGAACCGCACATAGATCCCATTGAGCTGGCTCGTAATATGATGAAAGACTGGCCTTCTCTTCGAGAAAAAGCCATAAAAGAGGGACTCGCCAAGATGAATGGCGACTTCTATATAGTGATGATCACTAAAGAAGAGCAACTCTACACTGAAGTCAAAAGCGTCTTCTTTATAACCGCGCAGGCATGCCCCTCGCCAACATATGATCAAACGGTCTACAAATACCACCGCGCTGAATCAAAGCTCGAGTGGGCATGGACAATACCAGACCTTGAAAGTTGTAAGTATCTTATGGAGAATCTTCTTACGATTGATGATCCTGATATGAAAAGACTGCGTGACTTCGTCATAGAATTCTATAATGAAACGCTTACCCTCAGAGCAATGAAATATAACGCATGTGAATGCGCAAGGTGCCAAATACATAAGGAGATAGCATGGCAAGAATGACAATAGTTGACCCCAATGAGCCTCAAGTTGAACAACAATTCAATCCAGTTGATGATCAACAAAATGATATCATCCAGGAGACCCACTCTGATCAACAGGAACCAGCGGTACCTGAAGAATCATATGATGAGGTTCCTCAACAGGTTGATACGGCTGTTGAAGATAAAAAAGAAGAAGAACGGTACCAGCAAAAGAACTTCGCTCGATTGCGCGAAGAAAAAGACCGCTATCAACGAGAAGTCGAACAAAAAGATCAGATGATCAGGCAATATGAAGACTATATCAATAGAATGCCTCAACCAGAACAACAAGCTCAAGCGCCACAACATAAAGATGATGATCTGCCTGAATGGGGCGCCGTTAAGAACTACTCAGACAATAAGTATAATCAGCTCAAGAAAGATCAAGATGAACTGAGGCAAATCATCCATAACCAATCTATGGAACAAAAAGTTCGTAATGCCCACCCTGATTACTTTGATGTAGTTACCATGGAGAATACGGCAAAGCTCAGACAAGCGTACCCCGAACTGGCTCAAGCACTCTACACTTCAACAGATGAATATGTCCGAGCAGTAAGTACCTACAAAATGCTCAAGCAGCTTGGCATTGTAACCACTAAAGACCCTAATGCCGCTCAATTCGAAGCCAATAAGTCTCGACCACGATCCGCATCATCAGTATCCCCAAGAACCAATAACTCTCCCCTGTCTCAAGCAAATGAGTTCAGCGGCGACCTTAGTCAGGCTCGCATGGATGAGCTCTACAGAGAGACATTAGCAGCCGCAAGAAACATTTGATAGATACCAATAGCGCATTGTCTTTGGGGTCTATAGAAGAGTTACAGCTCTATAGACCCTCTCTTGTATTATAAAATAGTATTCGCGTATACTTATACGGACGTATCACTGGGATGTCGTCTATCCCTTCGAGCGTATAATTCAGAAGCCGCTCACCTGAGGACGTATACATAAGCAGTCGTCAAGCTTAAATAGTCAAACGAACAGTTTATTCTATTTAAGGATACCCACATGGCCATTAATATCGTGAACGGACCGGGTTTTGAGTCACCCATAGAAAAAGCATTCGCTATGAAGATGCTCTCTACTCCGACCCCAAATATGATTCATAATATTCCAGCAATTCGCAAAAAAATGCCAAAAAGATCTGGTCAAACACTCCGTATGGAACGGTACCATTCTCTTGGCACAGCTAAAGTACCACTAGGACGCTCAGGCGCTACTCCACCAGGCAAGAGTCTCCAAACTACGTTTGTAGATGTAACACCTTCGTGGTTCGGTACGTACGTGGAAATAAACCAACAGGTTACACTCACGTATCAAGATCCTGTTCTTAATAATGCAACGCTGAGACTCGGAGTTTGTCTTCGCCAAACACAAGATGAATTGATGCGTGACCTGCTTGCAGGTGCGGCACCGTTCATTAACTGTACTGCAGCTGGTGGCGATGTACCTTCAATCATCACTCAATCAGATGCTGATGAAGTCGTATCGCTCTTGCTCGACAATAATGCAATGATGATTCTTGATAGCATAGAAGCTCAAAATAAATATGACACCGCGCCAATACGCGATGCCTTCTTTGCACTTTGCTCTACAAAGCTAACCAAGACTCTCAATGCAATTCCTGAGTTCATCAACAAGAATAAATACGCATCGAGCTCAAGCAGTCTTCGTTCAGAATGGGGCGCATTAGGTAACCTTCGGTTCCTAGTCTCTTCAATCGGTTCTGTTGAAACTGCATTGTCTATGAACGGCAAAGCCATCTACAACATATTTGTTGTTGGTATGGAAGCTATTGGTTGCGTAGAACAAGATGGTGCTTCAGCACGCTTCATCTACAGACCACCTATATATTCCGGACCGTTGGCACAGAACTCATCCGCAGGATTCTTGTTTGCCGAAGCTCCAGTCATATTGAATAGTACATGGGTATATCGTCTACGTACAACCGCACTATAAGAAGGGATATACAATGGCAGATGCAATTGTTCAAGCAGGTACATTCATATCGAATGGTATCCGTGAGGTTATACGCGTTCGATCTGATTTTGATATTTTTAGAGTCATTAACATGAATGGCGCAGCAAACAACTCCGATAAAGGGGTCAAGTTTGAATGGCGCAAACCAATGGCTAATGGCACTGGTCTCTCAGAATTTAAAACAGGTGCAACCAATGCACTCAATGCTATCAATTTAGTAGCGCCTAATGGGTTCTACCGATTTGATAACAATGACGCTATTAGCTTCAGCCCAGTTTCTGGTGCCGCGGCTATCGCATTCACCGCTACAAGTAACGCGTTTGCCCCTGTAGTCAATACAGCTAGTACTGCTGGACTCGTGGTAGGCAGCATCGTTCGCTTGTACCAGGGTGGCGCCGGTGTTGCTCCAACAACTCCTAACCTTACTGGAATTGATTTCCAGATTGGTGCTATTACTGCAAATACCAACTTTACCTTGGCATACAATCTAGCTACCCTTCCTGGTGTTATTGGTGGTGCTGGTTCATGGCGTCGTGTAGACAATCTTCCCGCATGGCGTAGATACTATATGGCTAACGTGAGCGTAGCAGTTGCTCCAACCGTAACTACTACAACTGATCACTATCTTCTTGTCGGAGATGTTGTTCAGTTCCAGGTTGAATTCGGTGGGTACGGCATGGTTGAATTAGAAGGGAAGAAAGGTAAGGTTCTTACCGTTCCAACTCCTAATACGTTCACCATGGACTTAAGCACAGTAGGATTCACGGCATTCACGTTCCCTACCGCAGCTCAAGTGCTTGCAGATAGAACGTTCGCCCCAGCTTCATTGTTCCCTGTAGAAAAAGATATTGATTTCATTGCTATGGTTCTACCTGGCGATGGCGCAACCGGGTTGACCCCTGGCGGCGCAGCAAACGATGTTATGTATTGGGAAGCAGTTAAGTCTTTTAATCAGTAAATGATTGCCCGCCGTGTTGTTATGTGCGCGGCGGGCACAAACTAAGGAGAATATCATGGCAAGAAAACATACAGAAATAGCTCCAGTAACAGGATCTCAAAAAGTGAGCAGAGATACTGACTTCAGGAAGATGCCTGAATGGATCAAAGACCACAAGGAAGTAACAGGTAAGTTCCGCAACTTTGAGTGTCCAGGCGCACCATTGAGATTCTATTACCGTAAGTGGCCTACAGATACCATTGAAGAATTCAATCTTGATGATGATCAAACATACACACTGCCTTACATGGTAGCAAAGCATCTTAATGAAGATTGCTGGGTTCCTGTGCATGAACATGCTAAGGATGCTAAAGGCAACAACGTCGAACGAGTTGGCCGCAAAGAGCACAATTACGGATTCTATAGCTATAACTTTGAAGATGATCTTCAGCCGGCTCCTACAATATACACCGTAGAAGAGGCTTAAACCGTAAAAGGGGGTAGACAATGTCGAATACTACACTTGATGCCATTCGCAATAAAGTAAGACGGATCACTCGGAATCCATCTGAGCAGCAGCTTACCACCGCTCAGTTAGATGACTATATTAATACGTTCTATCTTTATGACTTTCCCAATAGCGTTAAGACCCGGAAGTTGTTAACCAACAACACGCAAATCACCTTTCCGTATGTTGACTATATTACGATTGACGAAAATCTTACCGTTAATGTTAAGAATCCAGTCTTTGTTAATGGCAACCAAGTGTACCTCTCCCAAAACCAGGCAGAGTTCTTCGCCATCTACCCCCAAACACAGTTCGCATTCCAGATTGCCGTTGGTGACGGCGTCACTACCGTATTCGCAAGCGGAATTGGTGGCCTTGTTCCTATCTCACAAGCACCGTTCTTGATAAGTAGCTACTCAACCGTCCTAATAGCCTCAGTAGATATCAATAATCAACCCTTAAATGCAACAGATGACGTGGCAAACAGAGTTGATTACACACTCACTCCACTCATTGGTACCGTAATCGCACCATCAGTGATCAATTACCTTGATGGTCAATATGTAGTGACCTTTGCAACAGCGCCAAAGCTCGGTGAACCCATCTGGGCACGTACACAACCAGTAACCTACGGGATACCTGATACAGTTCTCTACTTTGATGGCAAGCTCTATATGAGACATGTTACCAATACACCATTAAATATAACCTGGCAACAAGACGGTACCCCAGACGAACTGCTCGGTATCGCACAGTCACCACCACTTAAACAATGGTTCCAGTACATAGCCTACGGAGCCGCAAAGAAGATATTCGAAGACCGTATGAATCTTGAAAGCGTCGCATTGATCATGCCAGAGTTCAAGAAACAAGAGGTCTTCGTCATGAGCCGCGTTTGCGAACAATTGAGCCAGGGGCGCACAGCCACTATCTACAATTCCCCCGCAGCCCTGAGCACCGACTTCTGGCCATTTACTTACTAGGAATCAATATGGCATTAAACTATAATCAGATTCCGAACCGTGCTGACCTGCTAAGAGCCTCACAAGGGCAGATCCTCACTGATTACACCTCAATCAATACCTTTATTTCTGCTGATCATTATACCTTTGGGGATCCAAAAGAAGGTAAGCACAAGTTCATGCGCTCCAAGTTAACACCCACTCCGATCCAAACTGATGACGTGAACTATGGTACAGGGTATAGAAACTTCCCCGCGCTCAATAGAGCATTTCATCCAGCAGACTTCTTTGCAATCAAGCCAGCTCCCGGTAATCCACACTATGCTTTCAACTTAAATTTAAATTCGTTGAACTTGGGTGGTTTCTTTACCAAGGCTGAGGGTCTTTATACGATAGGAGAGAATTTATTCTTATTGTTTTTCAAGCGAAATGTCGGCCCAGGGGATCTTGGAGTGGTACAGGAGATTCATTACCCGGTAAATCTTAGTACTTATCCGACATCGCAAGTAATTCAACCATTCGCACAGGCTTATTCTGTAAATATAACTGTACAAGACATGAGCAGATTTCAATTTGATAGCAATATAGTGCCTTACGTAGTCGATATAAATCCTACATTTGTTAATGTACTGAGCGTCCAAAGAACTCCGGCATTTTTCACTGGGTTTGCAGTTTATTACATCGCAGTTCTAGGTTCATATTAAAACAGGAGAATAGAAATGGCGTATAATCCCTTAATCCCACAGCCAACAAACAAGATAAAGATATCCCAAGCGCAGTTGCTCGAGAACTTCACCCAGATATTGAACGTGTTCCAGGCGAATCACTCTCCATTCAATGGCGGAACCCCAGGTCGACATATCAACGCGGTATTCGTTAACCAAACCGCCAATGTTCCGCCAATACCAATCGATACTCCAACACTCGCAGATGAGTTCGCTCTCTATGCCAAGACTTCTGCCCTTACTGGTTTCATAGAGCTATTCACCAGGCGTTCAAATAACGGAACTATATTTGGTATCACAGAAGCTAACTTGATCGCAAATGGTGGCTATGCACGCACCTCTTCAGGTCTCTTGCTCCAATGGGGTACAGATGTGGCTAACGCAACAATAGCGCCTTTTAATCCAGTCACGAAACAAATAACTACTGCTTATCCTAACGCCTTTATAGGCATTTGGTTTACGGTAAAAACCGTCGCAGGTGACCCAAATACACAGCTACAACTTATCAATATAGTTAATGATAATCAGACTTATCAAGTATTTGCAGGCCAAAGAACAGCTGTTAACGTTGATGCGAATGTAAGCTATAACTGGTTATCAATAGGATTCTAATGGCATCAAAAAAATTCTTCATTGCCCCATATACAGAAGGTCAGATAACCGCACTAGCTCCATTCCTCTTGCCAGATAATGCCTGGGAAGACCTTCAGAATGTCCACCTCCATCAAGGCAAGATAGAGCGTAGACTTGGCTCTGTGCCAATGAATAGAGCTGTTGCTAACGATGTATCACAGATTTATTCTCGTGTCGGTATGAACCTTGGGGTGCTCGCCGGGCCAGGGCCTGCTACACTTGTAGGGATAACGCCAACTATCATCGGCCTAGGGGGTCATTTTGCAGTCGGAGAGGCTATCTTGACGATAGTTCTAGCCAACGGAGCAATGATTACCACGGTTCCTACTATTACTGGAGTATACAACTCAGGTACTGGGGCATTCACTATCACAGGTGCGGCTGCAGATGCTGGAGTCGCTGTATACTTCTATCTCGCACAGCCAATCATGGGTCTATG